GGTACATATGGAGCAAATACCGCACCAGTTTCAAGGAATTGAGATCCTCTATAACCCATCAACATTAAGTTTTCTGTCATGTAAGGGTTTTTGTAAACTGTGTAACGGTTGTTCATTTGACCTGCTTTTTGGATACCAAATGCATAGCTTGCTTTTGTTACATCACCATCAGAAGATGAAGCAAATCCTGGGATTGATTCTAGGATAGTTGCTACGGTTGGAGAACATACGATGAAGTTTGCACCACCACGTAATGTCTTTTGGTGAATTTTGTTAGAAACTTTCTGCATTTTAGTTCCTAAAGTTTGGAACCATTGGCCTTGTGTGTTGTAATAACCAGCATCGGTAGCCCAAGTTGTTTTAGCTGCATTCAAGTAGTTATTATTTTTAGCTGACCAATATTCATCTGCAGCAGAAGCATCTTGGATCAACATGTCGATTACTTCAAGATCAATTTCTAATGCAATGTATTCACTCATGATTGAAGTCAATTCAGCTTCAGCATCCAAAGATTGGTATGCGTTCAAATCTTGAGCAAATTCTGGTGTCCATTGTGCTTTTAACTTACGAGTTTTAGCAACAATAGCCTCAGATTTCATTTGGATATTGATTTGAGGAATAGCTAATGCATCAGTAGCTGTAGATTCAGCATTTGGATAACCAGCACCACTATTATCTTCAAAATCACCTCTGTAATTGTCAGCCGGTTGTTGGTTGTAGAATACAGAAGAAGAAGTAGCAGTAATAGGCAAATTAGCAGAACCTACTGCAGCATTGTAAACGAATGTAATAGTAGTACCAGAAGCATTTGCTTTAGTGTATTGAGGTAACAATAAAGCTGCAGTTGCTAAAGGAACAGATGTAGCTGAACCTGAACCTAGAATAAATGCACGAACACCTTTAAGATCTGGGCGAGTTAAAGAGTTAGTGTTAATAGTTACTGAGGTTAAAGATCCAGTAGATGTTTGATATTGTGAATCATAGTTTACATCAGCCCAAGAAGCAGTTGCTACCGTAGTACCTACAGAAGCTGAAAATTGGTTGATTGAATATGCGAATCTACCAGCACCATAAAGACCACTTGAAGCGTCACTAGCAGCTCCAGGGTTGGTGTTACCATACATAGATGAAGTAGAAGCATAAGTATCTCCACCAGGACCAAATGGAGTTGGAGCACCCGCTTTGTTATTAGCACCATATTGGAAATCTAGGAAGAATACAAGACCAGAAGGCAAATTCATTGGTTGTACAGAAACGAATTCTTTAGATGATAAAGAACCGAATACTTTACGTACCAATGGAAGAGCTACTCCTGCCCATTGCTCACCTTGTCCTACAACGAAGTTAGCACCACCTACGTTTGTAGAAGATTGCTCAACAACAAGTTGTTTTGCTTGGTTTTCGAGGATTAAAGCCATGTTGTTTTTCTCAACTTCGCTAGATAATCCTTCTAATAATCCCGTTTTAGCCCATTTAGAGGCCATACGAGCAGCATCGTTCTGCATGTTTTTCCATCCAGAAGCCGAGCTTTCTAATAAAGAATTAATACTTGACATTTTGTTTGTTTTTTTGTTTTTAAATTGTTAATTAAATTATTCCAGCCAATTTTTGCATACGTAAGAATGCATCGTTTGACTCAACGATTGGTTTTTTAACGCCTGGTGTAGCTGTTGCTTTAGAAGCACTGCCTAGGTTTTCTTTAATTGTATTTTTAGCAACTTTAATTCCCTCGTTTAAAGTTTCAAATACTAATTTTACTTCACCTACTGTAGTAGCTTTGTCAAACGAACTTAACACTTTTACTTTTTGACTTTCGTTCAAATTTTTAGCTTTGAAGATTTTGTTAGTGTAAAGAAGTTTAGCGTTTAGCAAGTTGATTTCGTTTAGTTCAGATTTAAGAGATTTAATTACAGAATAAGCTTCGTCAAGTTCTTTTTTCATTTTTTTCTTGTCTTCGTCTTCTTTCTCTTCTTTTTTCTCTTCTTTCTTTGCTTCTTTTCTCTTCTTTGCTTCTTCTAATGAATCAACGTCTTCCATTTCTTCAATTTCGCGAAGTAATTCAGCTAAATCAACTTCTTCATCTTTTACTTCTATTCCTTCTTCATCTTTCATACCTTCATGACCAGCTTCAAGTTCACCTGAAGCGACCATATCTTTAATGACATCTTCGATCATAGATTTAAGATCTTCATCTGTCATGTCTTCAAGGTCTAGTGGAGTACCTTCTTCATCACCTTCGTCAGAATCTTCGTCAGATACATCTGTATCGTCTTCGTCATTTTCTTCAGCTTCATAAAGATTTTCTCCCATATCCTCTTCTTCTAATTCTAGCTCACGTAAAAGCTCTTCCAAATCAACTTCATCAACTTTTTCATCCTTTTTTATACCGCTCATTCCTTTTGGAAGATCAGTAGGTTGAAGTTCTCTGTATTCATCAAGATCCGTTTCAGTAACGTCTTTAGCAGTTACTCTTGCTTTAGTTTTAGGATCTTCATGTTCTTCTGAGTATTCAGAGAGATCTTCTTCATCTAAAGCTTTTGCATCCATCATACCGAATCCAGCATTATCTTTAGTGTCAAAGTCTCCAAATCCTTCTCTTTCATTTTCCTCTTCTTCGAGTTCCATTTCT